GTTTCGGCAACCGCCCCTGCGCCGGATTGGATGAACCCTACAAGACCCGCCCCCTTGCCCGATGCGGTGGAGGCGAGGTCGGATCGGACATCACCCACAATGCCAGCGTCAAACTCATCGAGCAGAGCATTGATTTTGCGCAGGATGTACTGATCGCGGACTGTCGCGCGGTCCAGAGCCTCATTCACGACAGAAGGCGAAAACGCTTGCCCCGATGCGAAGCCCGTTTCCTGCGTAAACTCCGGTTCGGAATAGATGCGGATATCACCAGTCGCGGGCGCCACATCGAATGTTACCGTGCCACCATTCCCCCCTGTGTTCAGGGTGACACTGTAAGAGGAAGACGATTCCTCGGTTTCAACCGATGCGACGGTGATCGTTACACGGACTTCTTCGACGGTCAGGCACTTGAACGTAAACGGAAACGCGGTCGTGGAGCCGTTGGCGACATATGGCCCCGATACTGCATTGGTTGTCGATACGGCCACCACTTGCCTCCTGAGATGATGGCAAGTAGGTAAAGGGCATGGCTATGAGCTTGAATCGACAGTGACCAAGGACTTGGCGTTCCTCGCGGCCTTTTCGTGGGCGTGCGGGTTTCTTGTGGTGGGACCGTTCCCCATCGAGGCAATAGGCGCTGGGCTTATCCCACTTTCCATAGGCGCTGTAGTTTTATGGACGAAGAGGGGGAACCCGAACCGGCTCTATATTGCTGGCACAACCGCCGCTGTCGTGAGCGTCTTGGCATACTTGGGCAATCTCACTCCTTAACCTTCCCGCTCGTAATTCCCTGATACCAGTCCCCGAATGTCTCAGGGTCTTGATCCCCATAAGCCACATCAACTAGGAACTGCGCCGAGGTGGCAATCTGCCCCGGCACAAGACCGGTGACATAACCGACGCTTTCAAGGAAATTCCGCGTTGCCCGCTTCGTTTCCTCGCCTTCGATCACGTTCCCGGCATCACGAGCGAGATTGACGAACGTATCTCCCATATTGGCAACCGGCGTAAACGAGTAACCGAATGTCGGCTTGTCCTGCGCGGCGGCCACAGCAGGCGGGAGAACGTCACGCAGAAGCGGAATAGGATTGAACACCGATAGCGCGATCTTCTGGAAAGCCCATTCCGCCCAACCTTCCTCATCATCCTCATCAGGGCCGCGTCCCGCCAGTAGTTCAGCCAGTAATGCGGGAGCAATGACAAGGAAGAACGACCGCGCGACCAGATTAGGAATGTCTGACGCATTGGCCTTGCGCACATCCCTACCCAAGGTGCGGAGCCGCTGATAATAGCCCGACGCATAGCTGTAGAACATCGTCATCAGTTTCATAGCCTCGCCAGCGGCCCCACGGCCACGCTGGACCGAGGCAAGGTCTTTAGCTGCGCCAGAGCCTTGAGACACGCGAACCGCTTTATCCGCCTCATAAATCGCCGCTTGCTCATCCTTACCAGCGGCAAGCGCCTTGTCATATGCACCGATCCATGTCGGCACCACAACGAGCCGGTCCATGTAGCCGATGCCCATATAGCCGAAGCGCTGTGCAGCGGAGAGGATCTGCTTTTCCCCAGCGTGGCGACGAGCCGCTTCCCGAATATCGCGATCAAGTGTATCCATGCGGGCGCGAACCTCGCCAGACCGCTCCAGCACGAAGTCGATAGCCTGCTTGGGATTACGCCCAAACACCTGCAATCCATGCGTCATCGCCTTGGCGCCTATCGTCCCGGCAGAGTCCGACAAACCCGCCGCCTGCATGAACACAGTCGAAGCCCTGAACGCCATACCGACGAACGTAGCGTTACGGCGCATCGCCCGCAGGAATTTCTCCGCCGCCCCGCCCCCGGCCCGGTCATATGCCCATTCGTTCGCGATATGCTGAAGCCAAGGGCGGAACTGGCGGCGCACTTCTGGGCCGAGCGTTTCATCAACCGCCGCGACAATCCTGCGGTCAGTCAGGAACTTGTCCGCCTGCATGACGGCTTCGCGGTGCGTCAGGTCGTGAATGACTTCTGACAGATGCCGCTCGATAACCGACAGCGAGAGATGGATAGGCCGCTCGACATTCGTGCGCTCTTTCGTGAACCCGCGCGATGTAGCCGCCCGCGTATAATTGTTCTCGAACAGCGCATCACCAGACTTCTGCCCCTGCAACTCGGCATCGACACTTTGGCGCGGATCATAGACGACAGGATAATACCCACCACGCAACGTCACGGCGCTGGTAGCTATCGGCTCAGCCTCGATCTTTTCCGGCGCCACACCGTTGGCGCGCTTTTCCATCGCCTCAATCTGCGGCCACAGGCTTTCAATCGTATCCCAGATCGACTGCACATATTGCCACTCGGCTGCGCTCAGGTTCTCGTTCAACACATCCATAATGGCTTGTTCGTTCCAGCCATAGCCGCCTGCCAGCTTCGCCCGGTTCGAGGCGTTGCCCATGTTGAGCGCAATCGAGATCAGTTGATCCCGCGTCAGTATCCAGGGATTGCCCGTATTGCGGTTCATCAATCGTGGATCGGTAAACTTGTCCCGCCAGCGCTTCACCGTCTCTTTCGGCAGCGCCTTGGTAAGATCCTGCACCTTCAGCACATATTCGCGCAGCATCGCCTGTTCATTGTGCTGCGCCTCGGCAATAGGCTGGAATACCACGCGGTTGAACACACCGTCAGACCGGCCTTGATCCAGCCAGTCGAATACCGTTTCCATCTTGAGCAGTGAAGCATCCGCTCCGGCGATCCGGTCCTTGATGCCATCCCAGCGCGACGGCTCCATGAGATCGGAAGGCGGGCGCTTGTCCATGCCCCCCATCTGGCCCAAAGCCTCAGCGCGGACTTCATCGAACTCGCGGGCTTCCTTGTTGTCGAGAAGGGTTTGCTTCAACCGACCCAGATGGATGATCTGGCCCACAGCCGCATCCAGCCCAAGGAACTGCTCTACAGGTAGCCGCGTCCAGTTCGTCGTACCAAGAGAGGCAGCGAACGATGCCGGCACAACAATATCGTGACCGTTGGCCTGTTGCTCGGTCGCCCACTTCTCAAACTGTGCCTGCCGATCCAGAGAACGCTGCGAACGCGGGCGCAATTCCACTTGCTCCATGAGAGCTTGAGCGCGTTCCAGATAATCCTGATCGACCGACTTGATTGTCTTCTTGCGGGCAATCTTTTCCAGCCGGGCTTGTGCCGCCTCGACTTCATCAGCGACCCTCTGCGCTTCCGACACCAGCGCATTGTTGAGCATCTGCGCCTGCTTCTGGCGGAACGCTTCCACACTATCCCCGGCGAGAATGGCATCGACCGACGCCTTGCCCGCTTTCTGTGCCGCCCTGCGATACCGCTCTATAGCGGAACGGGATACGACATCGCGGACGATACCCTCTCTTACTGTCCGCGCCGCCCAAGCCTTCGCAATACGATAGGGAGTAGGGCGGTCGCCCGACGCACGGGATAGGACGCGCAGTTCCGCCGCAAGAACTTCACCCTGTCGCTCGTTATGAACCGCCGCAAGCGCTTCCTCCTCTATGCTGCCATCGGTAAAGGGATCGCCATATTGTTCGGTAAGGCGGGTTTCCGTCTCCTGCGCTATCAATGCCTCGCGCACAGACCGCTTATCACCCCCTTCCCGCAATTGCAGGCGACGAGCCTCTACTCCAAAGAGTAGGCGAACCATCTCATCACCCGACTTGAAACTGGATATTTCGGCAATCTCATCCGCGTTCGCGCCACCGTCCTTATAGAGCGGAGGAACGGACTTCGGGAACAGGGCAAGGGCATCCTCGCCATAATTGTCCTTCAGCCATTGCGCGTCGATAGGCGTATCGCGCATCTGGCGCATAGCCTTGAACTCAGGCCGCGCGTCGATTTCCTCGGTGACTTCTGCGCGGATAGCGGCCTTGCGGTCTTGGTATTCCTTTGTCACCCGGCGCTTGACCTGGCTCATCACCTTGGCAAGCAGGGTATCGTGCGCGGTTGATTTGGCGTCCGACGTAATGACCTGATAGTCGGTCCACTCGCCTTCCGTCATCGTCGCGGGCTTCTCGGTGAACGCCGCTTCGATATGCTGTTCCTCGCGCGCCTGTGCGATTTCTTCGTCGGTCGCAATCAGGCGGTCCATGACGGCGCGAATGTCATCCGTGATGGGCGCATTGAGCTTGGCGACCGTGCGGTACACCTGCACCAGCCATGATTTGAGCGTCTGGAATATCTGCGTCAGGGCAGGCGTGGGCGACTTGCCCTCCATCAGATAGCGCTCGACACTGCGCGCCCACATCTCATGCGCTTCCGTCGGGATATCGCCGTCGTCCGAGACGTCGATCCCCTCGCGCTTGAACCACGCCTTGACCGTATTCCAGTCGCCACGAAGAGAATGCCCGAGAGCAGACGGCGCCTTTGCCGAAAGTTTGGCAATACGCAGGGCCGCCGCTTTTCTGCCAGCCTCAAGCGCCTCTTCCATACTCCCAAAGGTATCGGCTATTTTTACGCCATTCTCCGCAAGAGAAGACCAGCCGCCGCCGACCAGCACGTCGTTAGATAACGCCTCACCATTTGAAGTGTCGGTCAACTGAACGACGAATACAACTTCTGATGAACCGGATTGACCGGGAATATTAACAACCCGAACCGTGATCGAACGATCCGCTCCCGAATAATCCGTAAAATCTACAGACGCGCTTTCGCCATCTTCTGAAATTTTAAAGTCCGGCGCGGAAGCATCATTCTGTGAACTATCGGCGAGCGCGTCGAAGCGTAGCTCTTCCAGCCATAGATGCCCGGTTTCGTGGAGAAACGTGCTGAGATTTTGAGACTTGAACAGGTCGATGACAGACGGGCCTTTGCCGTAGCCAGTTGCAGGGAAGGTGATGCGACCGCGCGGGCCATCGGAGAAGGATTGAAAATAGGCGTGGTGAATATCAGACCCATATCCACGCGCGGGGTAGGTCAACTCTCGGACATCAAACACCTCAGAGAAGACGGCCCCATTTTTACCTTTGCTATAACCAAGAACGCTATCGTATCCCGCCTCGCGGACAACATGGGCGATAATATTCTCTTGTAGAGCATACCGGAGTTGGTTGCCCTTCTGGCTTACATAGCTGATTTCATCATAGCTTAATGTGTCAGCGCCGTACTTTTCCAGTAATCGCTCCGCCAGCTCGTAGAAGGCATCGCTATCCTGTTTTTTCATCCAATGTTGTTGATTGATGACCTCAAAGATGTCTTTCTCTAGTTGCTTCATTGCACCCTTGCCGCGAATAACATCGAACGCGGCCTCTGGTGCTTTTCCTCCGGTCGCGCCCTTAACGAACAAGGGTTTGCGGAGAAGCGTTTGTCCCTCGAATTTCTCTGATCCGCCGTAGGCTGAGCCTGACGCCTTATAGTGTCGGAGGTTGGGCGACCCCTTTGGCAGATAGAAAACGCCCGTTCTAACCGACATTGCGCCTTCTTGATCTGGCTTTTGCACACGAACCAAGTCCAGCAATAGGCCGTCACTTGTAACCTCCGCGCCAGGCGTATTCGCAACCGCCTCCATGAACATGGGATCGTCTAGAGGCAATTCTACAGGCGTGGACAATTCACGAGCCTGATCAGGAGTGATCTGATAATATCCAGCCCCCTGCGCCTGTTCCGCCACATAGGCATCAACAGCATCACGGATTTCCTTTGCGCTGGCCTTATCAGGATCAATGCCCTGATTTTCAAGCAGTGCGCGCAGTTCCTCCGCTGCTCTCCGCAAGTCCTCGGTCTGGGCATCCGCCGCCTGCGCGAAACGATCACGTCCCGCGACACTCTCGGCAAGCGCGTTAAACAGATCATTGACCGAAGGCCGGTCAGTGAACTCAGGGAAATACCCCGCTTCCCACGCGCGCAGAGCCAGTTCATCGGGGCTGTTGCTGTTCTGTTGTCCATCAGCACCCAGCATGGACGCCTGCCCTGGATTATAGTCGCGAAGCAGCTTCAACTGGCCTTTCTTGGATACGCCTTTGATCGAGCCGATACCCATAGCCTTCAAATCGCCGCCACGATCCTCTATCCCGCCCTTGGAACGAATGAAATCAACCAGCGACGGACCACGCTTGGAACCGCCAGTCTTGCCCTTCCGCATGACGCCAATCGTCATATCGAGCGCATCGGCCTTCTGTGCCTGCGCCAGACCTTCAGGGAGAACCTGCTGTATAACGAGATCGTTATATTCGTTTCCGGTCAGTTCCTGCCCCAAGCGGGCCGAGCGGGTAGCCGCGCGCTGTGTCAGCAGTTCCGCCTGCTGCCGTGCTGTATTCGGCGTAAAACCCGCGTTCATCAGCTTGTCGGCAAGGGATTGCAGCAGCCGGTCACGAGGTTCCGCATCAGCCTTGATCTTGCGGTCCTGCTCGGCGAACTTGTCCGATATTTCCGCCATGACATCAGCCATAGCTTCATCGAACGTCTGCGCTTCCCGAACCGACATACCCCCCGGCGTCAGGCGCACATCATCGCGCAGTGTCGCCCAAGCGCCTTTGGCAAGGATAGGCACAGCTTCAGACAGCGGAATGACGACATCGCCGCCCGTCGCCAAGCCTTCATCGACGGCATCGCGGTAATTGTCGAACGAGCCATCATAGCCATCCATCTGCATGTAGGCGTTGATGGCTTCGGCGGGGATATAGGCATTCTCAGATCCCGCGTCTTCCGCCATCGTGCGGATCAGATCGCCAAATACCACACCATCGCGTCCCGCCGTTTTGGACTTCCCGGCGGCATCGATGACCTTACCCAGAGCGTCAACCTGCGTCATAATCTCGCGAGACTGCAAAACCTTGTGCAGAACCTTGGCGCCCGCCCTTGCGGTACGTTCCCCTGCTACAGACAGGCTCGTGGTGAAGCCGGTTCCGCCGATTGTCGCCACCAGCGTTTCAGCAGCGGCAGCGGGGCGCTCCTCGACAAACTGGCGGAAGGTCTTTTCAGGATGGAGCGTCGCCCATTCGTTGAAGTCCTGCATTAACGTGGCGACCTGTTCACCCGGGATTTCCGAAGCAAGCTGGTGGAACAGGGTTTTCATCAATGGGCTTTTGGCGGCGATATCACCCGCCAGACGCGAGACCGGTATTTTCTCGGTCAGATACTCTATGGCGGCCTGCCCACTACCATAGATCGCAGCGCGATTGGGAGACAGGCCCGCCTCTCGCGCTTTTGCATATTCATTACCGCCAACAGACCCGGCGAACACGCCGACACCTGTTGAAGGCGCGCCCATCGCAGCTGTTCCTACAGCAACCGCAGAAACGGGCACACTCTCCACGCCCTGCAAAAGATTTCGCGCGAACCAGTTATCGACACGTGGGCGAGCGGCGTCCGCCATCGCCTGCCCCTGCTTCTGCTGCTTGCGGGCAAACGTTCCCATGACGTTTTCGATAGAGTTGCCGAAAACCTTGTTCTCGGCCCATGCTATCGGAGAATTGCTGACGGCGGTCTCGGAAAGACCCGCGATAACACCCCAGAGGCTGGAAGTAACGCCGGAGTACACTCCAGCCTTGAGCGATGCGCCGATGTTCTTGAGACCGTAGAACCCCTTACCCAAAAGCCCGAGGCTCTCATAATCATCCGCAGCCACAGCAGCGTTGCGAGGATCAGACGCCCACCGACCAACAGCGGGGTATTGACGGGCGGCCTCCTGCGTCCGGTTGATAGCGTGCTGCTTTTCCAGATCAGGGAGCGCGCTATCCGCGATAGTGGGCGGCAACTTGAACGTGCGCGCCATTTCGTTCGACCGTGCGACATGATCGGGCGGAGGCAAGCGCTTGATGACAGCCGCGTCCGCACGATCAAGCTGATCGAGATAGGCATCCATGCCGCTCTTTTTGGCAACGGATGGCTGCAATTCAGTAGGGCGGAGATACTGCTCCCAAGGCTCGCTCACCAGTCTTTACCTTTTCCGGCGATATACGCCTGCGTGATCTGGTTTTCCGTCAACTGCCTGCCGCGCGCCCTAGCTGCCGCTATGATCTTGTTGCGGACATCATCGGATATTTCGACCTTGAACTCCTGCCCCGGGTCAACCTCATAGCGGCGCTTTTCATTCGTTCCCCACAACATACCGGGGACCATCACTGTCATTGTCGCGCGCTGGTACGCGGCCTTCAGTTCTTCATCGGTCGGCTTGCGTTTGCCGCCAGTTACATCCTTTACGAACGTATCCATCTCATCGAATACGCGCGTGAAGTTCTCCGGCTCTTTCTTGGGGTCGAGCTCTGCCTTGTCGATCTTGGAATAGAACGAGATCGTACTCAGGATTGAAGCCCTGCGACTCACCTCATCTCCGCCTGCCTGGAGCTGTGCCTGCGTGGCGGTCAGTTTGGAATATTCCGCAGGTGTCATACGGTTGCGGTACGGCTCAAGATTCATTTTCATGAAATCCTGCGGCACGAACAGCGACATATTGGTGAAGCCGTTGAAGACATCGCCATAAGCCTTCGGAGCCTCGGCAGACACTTTGGCCTTGACGTTGGCCTGCGCCATGTTCGTCATCGTCATTTGCTGCTGCGGCGTCATCAGGTTATAGGCAGAACCTATCTGCGAAACATCGGTGAAATTATCCCCCAGCGCGACCGCTTTGGAGACGGCAGCGTCATAGGCATCATTCTGCTCAGCAGCCTTGACGCGCGTTACCCGGCTGACCCTGCGATCAACCTCCTCTTGCGCGAGTTTCTTTTGCTCTGGCGTCCAGCCTTCGCTCTCGGCAACCGCGTCGAGGCGCGCATACACATCAGCCTCATCCACACCATCGACCGGCGCGGCAATGCCCATGCGCTTCTTGAAGCTGGCGATATACTTCTTTGTCTCAGCCGGGACATGATCCTGCCAAGACCCGCCCTTTTGTTTGGCAGTGGCGACCGCCTCATTAACCCGGCCCGGACCTGCATTATAGGCAGCAGCGGCCTTTACCGGATCACCATAGGTCTTGAGATGCTGATTATAATACGCCTGCCCTATCGCGAGGTTATAGGCTGGATCGGTCTTGTAGCGCTTCTCATCATAAGGAAGACCGGCGAGCCTTGCCGCTTCCGGCGCGGTCCCAGGCATAACCTGCGCGGGGCCAATAGCGCCTTTAGGGCTGGTAAGAAACGCACCGTTCTTATCGGTCCCGCCCTCGATGGGCACAATACCATGCTTGAAATAACTCGAAGACGAATAGGCGGTGCCAGCCCCAGCCTTTGTGTTCGGAGCCGTTTCAGCACCAAAAACCTTATCAGCAGCGGAGATAGCGAACCGCAACTGCTTGGGAGCCTTCAGGAGATTATCCAGATTAGCCTGCCCGTCCGCAGTCAGTTCGTCCGCATGTGCTTCCCCATAAGCAATGGCGTCATCCTGCCGGTCGCTGGCAAGCAATTGGTCTATTACCCCCAACCGGATGCCTGTGATATATTTACGCTCCTCTGCCTTGATGATCTCAGGATCGTCCAGACCTTTACGGGACAGATTGAGGCGCAACTGCGCCTTGCCGCTTTCGATGAACTGAGTGTGTAGATCAGGCTTATCCCACGATAGTTTTGCGTTCTCCGCAAAATTGGTCATCCGCGATATACCGACCTGATCCTGATAGACGTTTTCCTGCTCGATAGCGTGGCTACCCACGTCGCTGTCATACAGCGCACGGTATTGCTTCAGACGCGGTTCGGCATATTTGCGCACCACAGGATCAGCGGCGCCCAAAACCTCATCATAGATGCGCCCAATAGACTCCCGTGTCCCACCAACGGCATCAGCGGCATCACGCCCGCTCTTAGCCTTGAAGCCATTACGGACTTCCTTGAACTTCGTCTCAGCCTGCAACAACAGATCATCAGCGCGTGTTTTAGCCTGATCGTCCGCTATCTCGCCAAGTTGCGCGCCCAGCTTTTGAACACCCCTGCCGAACGCCTCACCGGCAGAACCAACATCGGCGGCACGAAAGCGCGCCTGCGTCGTGCTGGCGGGGCCAACCTGTTGAGCGCCGTATGTCGCAACGCGCGGCATTATTTGACCTTCTTGTTGACGGTGCCGAACTGTTTGGCCGTGGAAAGGGCTGTCCCCGCCATGTCGAAAGCGCCCCCGATCAAAGCCCCAGACGCAGCAGATCTCGCCGCATTCGCCTCACCGCCAAAGTTGGACGCCTCGATCTCGAACCCACGCGTCTTTTGCGCTCCCTGATCGTACAGCCTGCGCGCATCTTCTCTGCCTAGCATCTCTGTATCCGCCTGTAGATCGGCAGCGGAACCAAAGTTCACATCGATGCCATTGGCGGACATGGCTGCGCGTTGCTGCCCCTTCAACTGCGCCTGCCTGCGATAGAAGGCCAGAGCCTCCTGCCGTGTATTGGCCTGCTCCTGTTGTGCAGCCTCATTCGCCAGATCGGCGTTGCGGTCGGCTACCTTGGACTGATATTTCGCCTGTTGACTGGATTGTAGAGCAGAGAAACCCTGCCCAGCCATCGTTACCGCAGCAGCGGCTAGCGTCAAAGTGACAGGATCGCACATTATCCGTTCATCCAGAAGCGGCGGAAAGGGATGTCACGAGCCAAGATGATGTCTTCCCCGATGGTAAACCCCCAGCACTTGAGAAGCCGGAGCGCCTTCACGTTGTAGACGGACACTAGGTTCGAGAGGTTGCGGCTTGAATCGACACATTCCCGCACGAAATACGGGCCAAGGCGCACCAGATCGCGGCCATGCCGATAAACCGTGTCAGTCCCAAGAAACCACGGCGTCCCAGATTGTTCTATGGCGCTGTTTGTAACCACCCCGAACATCGCCTCCGGTCTACCATCAACAAGAGCGGTCCACACCTTTTCCGATAGGGCCAGCCCGTTTCGCAGCGCCTTCTTGCCGCTATGACCCATCGCCTCGCATTCCAGCCGGTCGATCCTGCGCATCCGAACCGCGATAGGCCCAACATGCGTCAGACGCGCTGGTACGATTTCAAGATGAGACAACTGGATCAAGATACACCCCCAGAAGGGTCAGCGGCAGCGGGTCGGTCTGCTTGATGTAAACAGAAGCCTCGCCAGCGACGACATTAGGGCTGTCCGCGAGATATTTGCCGGTCAGCAGGCTATCAGGCTCACCCCACGCCTCCATACCACGCGGCTTGATTTCATAGGTCAGAGGCTCGGAGCCGTCCTCTTTACCCGAACCAACCAGAACACCACGGCTCTCATGGAGGTGGAGAACAATCTCCCCAACCTGCTGTTTGCGCCCGATATTCGATCCCGCCCCCTGTGACTGAAATACAACAGGGTTCGTCTGAATATCCACATCGTACGGGATGCCGAATGTCGCCTTGCTCGCGGGGGCAACCGTATCAGGCAGAGTGATAATACCATCCACGACAGTCAGGTCTTTAATAACCTGTCCATCTATCAAGCCCCAAACCGTAGCACCTTCAAGGTGCCAGAGATTGCGGAAAACACTTTGCGGCGTTTCATAGGAGAACGAGATGGCACAATCGAGGAAGCAGCTATCCTCGATACTGTCCCACTTGGCCGACGCCATGCGCTCGATGAATGTCTTGGTGACGCCATTGATGGTGCGGCGGACGATGAAATACACCCGGTCTTCACCACCCTCAGAGATAGCGCAGCAGGAGAGATATTCTCCATCCGTCTCGCATAGCGTCCAACCCCATACCTGTTGAGCTTGCTCCCATGTAAAACACAGCAGTTTACCATCCGATCGCACCGCCCAGATAACAGAGCGCGGCTCCTGCGCGTAGCACCATGAAACGATACTGAAGCCGTCAAGGAAATGCGGAGAGAAGATCGACACATCGTCGGACTTCAGCCCGTCAATCTCGAAGCTGTAATTGATCGTCCGCACACTCGAGCCGACCGATGGCGCGTAAAAAACCACGTTGTCCACCACCAGAGGCGAGAGGCGAGAGCAGCCACGCCCGATCTGACGCCGTACCGCAACCTGCGTAGCAGTCAGATACCCGCCATTAGGATCACCATCCACACGAAAGATGCTGTCAGACGTAAGAGCGAGGAGGCTTGTTGTGGACACCAGTTGGTTGACCGCGTTGACCCGACCAGCAACCACAGCAAGACTCAGGCTGTCATCATCCCGCAAGGGCTGTGAGCGGTCGAAGTTCTCGAAGTCAGACGAGCGCGAACCCCATACAGCATTAGGGCTATTGTTCGTGCGCCCGAGGATCATGCGCTGCTCAAAGAATGTCACCGTCGAAGGGTAATTCCCGGCGCTGTCAAACGGATCAAACGCTTCAGGAGGTGCTTTGTCCAGCGCGGGACCAATGTTGTTGTCCGTGAAGGTCGTTTGATCGGTTGTGCCGATATAGCCGAAGAACTGGCTCTCTTCCGCCTTGTAGATGTTGTAGCGCACAGCACCAGTAGAAGCCGTCCATGTGATAGTGTTGTAATTGCGCTTCAGGGTAAGGTCATTGACCACACTATCCGAATTGGATGCGCGACTCTCCTTCCCGTCCGCATCCAGCGCCGTGACGCAATAGGTCTGGTTGATCGGGAAATAGGCGTTACCACCATTGTCGGAGTCCGTGTTCGGCACAGACGCAACAGCAGTACACCCTGTAGGGGCTGATAACGGAGGACCGAACGTCAGGTCCGAAAACGTCCAGTCATCATGGGCGGCACGAACAAGCTTCTGCACAGGATGATCGATATGGGCCAGATACATCGTGTCGGCTGTCTGCTCGAAATCCACCTCCGAGAGTTCAGCCCCGTTGTATGGCGAGCCAATATTGACGACGCGAGAGACGCCCATCAGAAGAACCCAAACCAGCCATAATCGAAGCCGCCAAGAGACGGTCGCGATGGTGGTGTGACAACGGGAGGCACGACAGGCGGGGTAGGATCAGGCGCGGGCGCTCCAGACCGTGCGACACCCCCCGCTGCCGAGGTAAAAGCCCCTTTGCCGGTCGTGTCGATATCGATAGTGAAATTGTTCGTATCCACGACAGACGCGACCTTAGCGAAACGCCCGTTGAGAAAGTCGCCCAACGTCCCGGCTATACCACTCAGATACACCTGTTGCCCGACAGAGTAGCCATGATAGGCCGCCGTGATCTGGGCATTAGTGGCGTTCGTTATCGCCGTGATAATCAGTTCTTCATTGAGGACCAAACCACCAGAAGATGCGACCCGCATATAGCCCTGCCCCAATTCCAGCGCATAGGTCTGCGTCAGGGAAAACTGGAACGGGATCAGACGGACAGGCTCACTATCATCCAGCACCTCGGCAACCAGCCTTGTGCCGGGCCGCTTTGCCAGCCCACCATATTTGAGGATCAGGACATTACGCGCCTTTCGTACCGAGGATTGGTAGGCGTCAACATCGAAGCGACCCCATATCTCCGGCGCCAACTCGCCTTTTGAGAAGTTCGGGGAGCCAGTCCTATACGCCACTGACCGGACCCCACAATTCGCCGTCAATCATCCCCGCGCGCGCCCATTCGACGGCGCTGATATAGTTCGGCTCCTGCTTGGGATTGCGGTTCTCGCAGTCAGCTATGGCGCGCTCTTTCGCCACCTCTGCCTGCTTGATAAGATCACCCTTGAGATCGCGGCTTTTCTTGATCGGCATGGCGAGACGAGATGCCAGTTCAAGCTCTATCGCGCGGGCTTCCATCGGCCTGATCTGACCTATCTGCACTTCGCTTGAGGTGTATTCCAGTATCGCGTCAGGGACATTCGTGTAGATAGACCCTTCAGAGATCAGGAAGGGATAGCGCCCAACCGCCTCGATCATCGGCATGGTGAACGGACCAGCCTGCGGCATGGCCCCCAACTGTGTATCGAATGTCGGCAGCACCCTTTGCGCCTGCGCTACATCGGACGGAGAGGCATATTTGTAGAGCCACTCCCCAAGCCGGTCATTAGCCTGAAGCGCCAACGTCACACGAACGGTCGTGTAATCCCAATCGGCCCACGTCAGAAATTCCTGGATAACCTGTGGAAACAACCTACCGCACTCGCGCGCTTGTAAGCTGTTTTCATCAATCGAACTGATGGGATCGGCGGCTATTTCCGCCAGTGCGTTATTGCAGAGGGTGAGCTGGCTTGCCATACTAAGGGGTTAGGGCAGTGAGGCGGCGGGTTGAATCGACGCTAGAAGCTCGTCACCTCAGCCAACTCCACATTGACATAGAGCGTGCCGACGCCCGCAGCACCCATCGCGACGACATTCATGATGTTGAACCCCTCGTTCTGGGCGAGCACAAGCGGGTAATCATCAGAGTCGTGCTTCAGGAGATTGTCAGGTGCGGGCGGCAGGATATTGCCCGCCGTTGTCGCGGCGGCATATGCTCCAATCATGCCCAAATGGCTCGTGTCCAACACCTTGGCACCTGCCGTCAATGCGCCGGTGCTCGATATGCGGCAATCTACACTTGTCAGTGTGTCGAGAGAAGTCCTGACCTTGCATTCGTTGCCGGTGAGGCCGATGGCCGTTCCGCCCGTATCAGAAGCAGTAAACCCTCGCGCGAACCTCAATCCCCAGCGAAGCTCCTGTGCCGCCGTAAATCCGGTCGTCACCACAAAACCTATGCCAACGCGGCGAACAACCACTGGATTGGCTGAGATGTTGCGAAACGAGAAAACGGCGGCATTCGCTGCCGCGCCCGTCAAAGCACCAGACGCAGCGCCAATAGCGTGCCACCCCAGCGTTTCCATAGGGCGCAGCGTAGTGCGAGAAGCCTTGAAGGTGCCATCAACTCTCGGAACAGTGCCGAGGTCATCGCGGTTAATTACGTCCATCGCCATCGTATCAGCTCCAGCTATATTTCACGGCCCATTGGCCCTGCATCTTGTGTTCCGAGCGCGCGTAGATCGTGCCACCTACCCCCGCCGTGGGAAGGGCGGTCAGTTGGATGAATATCGGCGCATATCTGTGATCGGCGGCGGTGTGATCTGCGGTTGTGCTGTCCGCCGCAAACCATGCCTGTATGTTTGATCCGGCTAGAACCGATGTGTCCGCGAATGAAATGCTGGCCTCGTTAGATCCGGGGAAAGCGCCAAAGTCGATTGTCGCGCTGCCATATATACCTGATGCGGCGGCTAAATCAGCAAGTGTCGCATAGGTCGTCTCGGCGCGGGAACCAACCTCCTGCACCCGCGCGACGGGAATGCGGCTCAGGTTGAGATCGACGCGCTGAAACATCATGGGTAGCCGACGAAATTCGATGCGCCTGTACCAGTGGACATGACTTTAGTCACAAGACACTTGATCGAATAACCAGCGGGAACGGTAGGCAAGGCGCGGGTCTGGCCCTTACTGTCAATAATCGTAACCGTCCCGCCATCCAACACATCAACCATGCGCAACGGGGGATCATAAGTAGTGCTGTCGCTCTTTGTCAGCGGAATGGCGGTATAAGACACGCCGGTTGACATCGGGCTTTCATAGGGGCGCTCTGCCATATCTCACCTGAAAGATAGAGGGATGGGCCGGAGCGAACCCCGACCCTAGTTTGTTATTCAGCAGCTTGGGGATTGGACTTGGCGGTAGGCTTTTTCTCATCCACCACTTCCTCCATCCACTTGCCCGGCTTGGCGTCCGTGGTGAAAATCTCGCCTTCCTCAACGATATGTTCATCCACATAGCCGCGTTCGAGTGCCTTATAGGTAGCCATTAGCCAGCACCCCCAACGAATGCCGTCTGACGAGCCGCAACCACACCAGCAGTTACCTTGCCAGTGGCGGGCGCCGCGCCAGTGACGGTGTAGTTGAAGCGCAGATACCGCTCATTCGCGCCCTGAGGGATGTAGTCAGGGAAATCGATCTGCTTGCCGAGCGTCAGATCGGCCAGAACGATCACCTGATCCACAACAACCTTGGCGGACGAAAAGCCGCTGTTGTCGTCGGACTGAAGCGCGATGGTCAGGCTGGTGAGGTTGTTGAACGCTTCCGTGATCGTGATGGAAAGGGGAATGCGATTGCCCTTGCCAATGTCACGGCCAAGCGTCTGGCCTGCCCAAGTCGTTCCGGTAGCACCCAGATCAACTACGTTGGTGGAAGCGGCGGTTGCGGTGATAGCCTGCCCGTCGCTGAAGAGTAGAGTGTTATCGAAAATCATGTCGTTATCTCCTTAAGCAACAGCGGCTTCAGTGTTGATGAGAGCATCCGTTTCGCGGATCGGGATACCGCGCCACGACTGAACTTCCTCACCGGCAATCTCCATCGGCTTCAGGCGGACGAAATTGTCCGTGGAACCGCCACGACCGTTGGTTCCTTCGGCGTCCAGCGCTTCAAGAACGGTCTTATTCATGTAGATCACAGTATTACCCGGATTGAACTCACCCGGCATATCTTCCTTGTACGCGCGACGACCTTGCAGTTTGTAATACGCCTTGCGCAGAAGGGGATTGACCGCAGTAGAGCCTGCAATCAGGTCCGACACGTCGATGTTGCAAACGCGGGCATTGTAGCGCCAATCCTTTACGGTCAGGCCGATATGCTGCGTGAACTTCTCTTCCTTCACATAATAGGGATTGGAAGAGCCATCGAGAACGCGCTGACGGCCCATATCCTCGCGCTGGATACCAGCATCGATATTGTCCGGCGTAATGACGCTGGTCTGCTGATCGCCGTGGGTGACGAACCACACCGAAGTATTGTCCGAACCCGAACCGCCGCCGTTGACAACATTGACATTGGCGAGGGCGTTGTAGCGCGGCGCGAGGCCGTGGAACTGCTTGCCGTTGATGTTGACGTTCGAGTACCAGATGCCGCTTTCGACCGTCTGGGCGATACTCTCAAGGAATGCGGCGCCTTCCGACATGCGGACGGCAGCGGCCTTGTCGCCATAGAGGTCGAGCAGGCGCTCATCGACACTCGACAAGCCTTCGACAAAGCCAGTTGTGTCCTCGACTTCCGCCGTGGTGGACTTGCCCTGTGCAATGCCCTGATAGAGGGCACCCCACGAAACCGAGGGAAGACCAGTGCGGATAATCGACTTGTGCTTCGTCCCCATGTTGCACTTCAGGACGTTGGCGTCCTTCATGAAGGGGTTGAGGCGGGCCAGCGCTTCGACAATACCATAAAGCGGCTCATCAGCGCGCTTCATCATGTCGATGAGCTGGAGATAGGTATTGCCAAGTACGGCCATTCTCTTACTCCTTAGTCATTGGGATAAAGCCGCTTTTCGAGCGGCACTTTCACCTCTGCCCCCGCATCAGCGCGAACAAAGTCACCATCCTCGCCAACCAACTGTCCCAACCGAGCCGCGATGCGGATCATGTCAGGATGGTTGCCGATGCCGGTTTCGTTGAGGAAGGCGCGGAACGTGCTGCCCTCCTTGTATCCGAGCGCGTCAAGACCGCGAGCAGCAGCGTGCAGGGTGGCATCCCACTTCGCGCCGCCGATATCCTCTGCGCCCTTCGCGTCATCCAACCACGCCTTGCGCTGGACGTTCTGCGCATCGATCATCTGCTCTTGCAGGCGGGAGACGGTCTTCTCTACCAGCTTGCCAGCCATCGGCATGAGCTTGTTGGCCGCTTCGTTCGTAAGGCCCATTTCCTTGAAGATCGGCGCAGCTTCCGCGACCAGATCAGCGTCAAGGTCCATGCCTTCAGGCGCGGTCAGTTCGTAGGCTTCAGGCACGACAGGCGCTTCCACCTGCGGATCCTCAGCCACTCCCTCGATCTTGCCGCCCAGCGCGGTTTCATCGGCGCCAGTCTCTACAGCAGCGGCGTCAACCACTGCGTCGGCGGCGGGCGCTTCTGCGGCTACGGCATCAGCCGGGGCGGTCGTGTCAGTCTGTAACATCGTTGTATCGGTCATTCTTCTTCTCCGATTGCGGTTGCTGGAGTGCACCCTCGCGAAGCGCGGCGATCAAAGTCAGGATCGAGTGAGGGGAGCGCGCGGAAGCTGGTTGCCCAGCATCAACTTCGCGAAGTATGTCGAACCCCAGCGACCTACGCCCCTCTGCAAAGTCGAGGTTGCGCCCATCGGTGCCATTGGTTGCGGGGGTCAGTATCCCAGCCAGTTGAATCGACCGGAAGATAAATCTACGGAACGGTGCGAGGGCCAGAAGCTCGGCCATGTCGGCTTCTTCCTGGGTCATACGCGGCCTGCTATTTTCCAGCCACGACGCAGTGCCTCGATGGCTACTCCGGCCCCGGAAGGTGGGACGTAAACCCCAAGCCAGCGCACAAAGCGGGCAAGTACTTTATCTTGTAGGCGCCAGAACAACCGGAGTGTGATGCAGAGCCTGCGCATCAGCCGGCGCCCAACAGCGTATCAAGCATAGGCTGGCCGTTCACATCCGTCTCGGACAGCAGGCGGGCAGCGTCCGCACCCTGTTGAACGGCGGGCATCATCTCCGCCATCTTGGCCATGTTGGCTTGGCGGGCGCGCTCATTGCGGATCTTGGTGGCGTCACCCGTAGAGCGGATCACACGTTGTGGCGTACCAGCGCGCTCCGCATATTCATCGATCATCTCATCAATGTTGAGCTTGTCGAGAGCGTCAGGAGAGGCGCCCGCAAGATTGCCGATGAAAGAGACGGTGCGTTCAATCTGGCCAAGGCCAACCATGCGCTGCATTTGCGTCAAGATCGAAATAAACTCGATCTTGATTTCCGTATCACGCAGCGCCTCGGGCGGCTCAGGCAGCATATTACCGCGAAGCATGATGCCGAACACCCGGTCTACCGCGACTTCCAGCTTCTCGTTGTTCACCCGCTCGATCGTCGGGCCAAGCTGCGTCAGCTTTTCCTCGTTGCGGGAGGCGATCTCTTCCATGTTGCGGGGCTGGATGCCCTGCATGTTGGTGATGGCCATGAACAGTTCGGCATAACTGGTCGCGTCGATCTTGCGCTCCAGCCGCTCGATGCTCAGTTCAATCGCCTGCACAGCTTGATAGGGCATCTGGTACGGGACGAGGACGCTATCCTTGTCCACCTGCGAAGCCGAGACGATGTTGCCCGGCTGTCCTGTCAGGCGCAGGCCGGGAGGAACAACCTTCTCAGGCTTTACCAGATGATCAATAGCCTCGTTGCGGCGCTTGACCTGTAGCTGCAATTCACGGAGGGACCCCAAACCCTCCATGCCGGGTGAATAGCCATAGACATCACTGCCGGTCGTATCCCAGCGCGCGCACCAGAACGGCTTGTCGTGATAACCGGAGATGCGCAACGTGCGGTCGCGGTCGTCTTTCTCGTCCCAATAGATCGAGGCGAACTGCTTCGAGAACGGATCGCCGGGCTTCCAGTTTTGATCCTGCTCTATGGCGTGGAATACATCGACCACCTCGTCATAGTTCGAGCGGTCATAGGCATTCATGACGTGCTTGGAGACGGCGGTTCCGAACGACTGCACTGCCTGCCGGATTGACATGGGGCAGCGGCGATAGAGCGTATCAGGCACCATACCATCGCCCATCGCGGTCCAGTATTCACCAGCGGTCAGGGCATGGCAAACCATCCCGTATTCGCGATGCTCCTGCATGACGACCGCTTCGGTGCCGAACAGGCCAAGCTCATGATAACCCGTCTTGGCAGCGCCGTAGAAATTGGTCTGCGCCATGAAAGCGCCGATCCTGCGCTCCACCTCGGACAGCCATATCTTGACCTCGGCAACGTCCATCTGCTCATCGTCATAGGTGGCGAGGCGTAACCAAGGTCGCGAGGGCGACGACAGCCCCGATGTCATGCCATTGGCGAGCGTCCGGTAGGAGGCGATACCATGCTCATCCATCAGCTTGCCGTTGCGCTGGCGCCGGTTCTTGTTTGTATCGGAATTGAGGAAGCGCGAGCGCGCAGGCATCGCAAAGCGGGCAATGTCTTTCCAGTCCGGCTCATAATCGAGGCGGATGGACTGCATCCCCTTGAGGCGCGTTTCGCATTTCTGGCGGATAGAGGCCATCAGCCCAGCGTGTTCGATGTGGCCGAAGTGTTGGCTGTACCCATCGCACCAGACGGCGAGGTGACAAGCCCCGCGATCATCGCACGGCGACGGCGACGGCTATCCTTATCAGAGAAGGCGTTAGAGCCTTGATCGGGCAGCTTCATCTGCTGCCGCTCGGGAACGCTTGGTACGTCTGGCGTGCTGGTGCACAATGTCCTGCCTCCTGCGATTGCAGGGACAGGCTTAGGGGTCAGGGATTATGGGTTGAATCGACAGCTATAGTTCACTGTAGCGATCATATACCCTGCGCTCTGGCACAGGCTTGCTCGGCCTTGGTTGCAACCCGCTGTCATAGGCATGACGTAACGCAGGCTCGTTCCGCCTTATCCAATGCCGGTCAGGATTGCCATAGGTGGCGTTGACCCATGTGAGGAAGTCGGGGCGGGTCATCAGTCCAGCTCCTTGTAACGGTCGCCAGCGGTAACAGCCGCGAGCATATCCTCGTATACCTGCTCTTTCATCGTCGCCATATTGGCCATGCAGCAGCTATCTCCATCGTCGGGAGAGCGGCCCAGCAGCTTCTTTTGCTGCTCCTTGGGCATGATGAATATCCCACCGGGCCGCAACTCCCACTTGTAGGACGCAAGATCAGCCTTCAGCTTGGGATCAGGCGGTAAAGCGGCAGGCGTAGGGCTTTCCGGGTCTAGTGTTTCCCTCATGCCCCATATCACCTGAGCGCGCATATTGAAGAAACCAAGCTTGCCATCCCGCGTGCGAGCAGTTGTTCCATTGGCAAAATTGACGGCCACCACCTGTGCATCGTTGGCGGTCAGGAAGTTGACGCACGATAGACCCCAACCAATCACGTCCACATGGGCAGGCGCGCGGTCCTTCCGGGCCAGCAGCACATGGCTTGCAGCAATAGGACCAGCGCGCTCCTGCGGTATCTCTCTGCCAGGTATACGGATAGGCTCATCGAACCATGTGCCATGACGGCGATATATAACCATGTTGTCATCGCCACCAGCAGCGGGGTCAACCCCCATGCTGTCCATCTCGCCTTTGGCTTCTCGCGGCTTCCAGCGGGCCATTGCAGCGTCAATCCATGCTGTAGGTATCACCTGCCACGGATCATCCTCTACACCTGCGTTGAAGTCGCCTTCAAGCATCTGTGAGCGTAATGGCTCAGGAAGGGATTGCAGCGTCTGGATGTAGCCGGAGCGGACGTAGAAATAGTTATCCGTCACTCGGCTTGGAACGAAGGTGCGAGAACGAGGTGTGATGATCTTTTCAGGCGAAAACTCGGCAGGATCGAAGTCATAGACCGGCTCCCCCTTGAACAGCACAAACGGGTCTGCGGTCTGGCACTCAATATCCTTGCCGCGCAATGTCGTGAACCAGCGTATCTCACCGGGCTTGGCAGGGTTAGGATGCTTGTCATCCAGCCACGGCGCGAAATACTCAATCACCCAACGCCCTTCCGATGTTGTGGGCGGGTTGAACGTCAGGAGATTGCGGCAACGCTGCTTGGGATCATTCGAGCGCGTCCATCCCATCGTGAAGCGCACCTGAAATTCGCGCTGCTCCGTTACCTCATCATAGGCTTTGAAGTCGTGCGGTCGCCCCTGCCATTTCTGATGATCGGTCGGATTATCGAGGCCAGCAAACTCGATGATCCTGTTATCCACGCGCCATATCGACTTTTGGCTGTTGTAGCCGTTCGTCGTGCCGAGAATTTCGGTCAGGCGCTGGATAATGCCCTCGGTCTGCGTTTTCTCGCGACGGAACACGCACGAGCGTTGATGCTCGGTTAGAGCAAGGCCAGCGATCAGGTCCGACTTTCCGCCACCAGCAGCACCGCCATAACCGACGATATACGCCTCACTATCCGCCGCTTCGGATTGCCTGCCCACCTGCGAACGCCAGATGACATGCTGCAAATCCGCTTCGAGAATGGCCATAACCTCCGCCCGATCTTCATCAGACATGACGGCCAGCAAGCTTTCCCATTCACTCGGCGTTGTCGGTATCACTGACTAGCCCCTGATATTTTTGTGCGATGGCAGCGAGGCGGGTCAGCGCAGAAACTTCATCCATCTGCATTCGTTCGCCCGCGCTGGTCAGGTCTAGCTTGGGGCCGTACTTCCGGGGGGCGATCATCTGCGCATACTTCAACCGCGTCTCGATCATCAGTTTGCGGTGGCCCAGCATATCCTCTTTGCGGGTTTCTATGCTGCCATCTGCCTTCTCAGTAATAATCGTTCCGAGCATGGGCGCGTCTGCAATATCGACTGTTTCACCCATAAGCCGCTCAACACCATTTTCCCGCGCGCGCGCGAGATTATCCCTTATGTCTGCGTCCTCCATATGCCAGCGCCAGAACGTTGAAGGTGATGGCATCCCCTCATCATCATTCAAAACCTTGTCGAGAGAGCGGCCAGACGCAACTTCCGCGTAGATATGTGGAAGCACTTCGGAGCGGTCGATGCTTTTACCCACGTTCTTTCTCCACTTGCCATCCAACATATACCAGATCAGCGATAGCATCGCAAAGAGCAACGCCACGCTTTGAAGCCCATGTGATTATCTGGGCAGATATTTCAGGGTGCCTTACCCTTACCGTTTCGATTGATACGGAAGGCGTTTGTTTCGGCCTGTCTCGCCAGTGTGGCGCGGTATTGAGCGGTAGGGCTGTGCAGATGCCATCGGGGAAGCAGACTCTTCGCCCACGCTGATAGCTGATGAGTTCCAGTTCACCCATGTCGTGCAGCCTGTGGAGCATATCGGATATTGTTCCGCCATTGGATACGCCGATCATGGCCGATAGATCATCCGTTTTAGGTAAAGGCTCCATTGCTTCAGCAGCCTCCCGAGCGATACGCAGGAGAACGCTTTCCGTCTCTGTGACCTTTCTGTCCGGCTTGACTGCTCTAACTACCATTACACCCCGCCTTTTGAAAATCAGTGAAAGCTATTGTCCATGCTGGTTGCGTTCGATGGCGTCTCGGAACACCGATGCTGCTGTTGCTGTAGCTGCCCAATTTCTCTGACTAAGATCGTTGGTCGAGCGCTTCATATTTGACAACGCCTCATCCCTTGCTCGATCAAGATAAGCGACTATCCTCGCGCGCTCCTGTTCAGCCTCGCTCATGGCCTTACCTTTCCTTGGTTGATGAGATGTCGGATTAGGCGGACCATGCGCGCATCAGTATCGATGTGCGGATCGTCGTAATCGCTGCCGATGAAGTCTCTAACCATAGCCTCGGCAGGTTCAGCAGGGAGCAACGCCTCAAGCGCCCTCCGTGAAGCGAATCGGCACCACTGGAAACCGTTTTCCCACGCTTCAGTGCGGGCCATGTCGTGGTCTTTCGGCAAAGCCTCTATGCACAGGCGTATCGTTTTCGGGCATGGTGTGAAGTCGGTCATGGCATCCTTAGGGCTATGTTTCTTTGGCGGAAAAATTGTCATCACTTCACTCCT